CCAGCATTTTGATGGTGACATCCGAGAAACTACAATTCTCTAGATGTTCGATATACTCTTTCGGATCTTCCATCCATCCGTTCACCGTTCCCAAATCTTTGCTCATGTCTTTTCCTTTCGTGTTTCCTATTGTCTTATATCGTCAATTTTACCATACAAACTTGAGCACGTCAAGAAAAAAATAGAAAAATACAGGAAATAGCGTAAGTCCTTACTACATAAGGGGTTACGTGCGGCGGGGCGGCCCCCGTGCCCCTAAGTCCCTATGACGTAAGGGTTTGCGCTCGGGGAATGAATGATAGTTCATCACCCCTCTCGATAGATTGCCTATACTGTGCAATCCTTGCAGCCTTCTCATCCTTCTCCATCTCATGATCCGTTCTGCCTCGCCTGTCCTGTATAGCTTGCCATTCGGCTAAGGTCTTACCTTGATACGTGAACAATTCTAGAATAGCGCTGTCAAGTTTCTCAAACATATCATTCTCCAAAGGTTAAACGAACATGTGTAATATAGCACACCCTACAACATAGCTCAATAGACATAATAGAATTATTTTCATTCACAACCCCAGCGCGCACAATCGCGCGTCTTTGCTTCGCAGTATTGATTACGCTTCGCATCTAAGCTAGGCACGCGGTACACTGTCCAATCATCATCCCACACAACTTCGACATTCCCGAATTGTTGAACGTATTGATCAAGCTGGAATTGATTTGACAGGATGTGATATGCATCCGTATCGGATTCAACTCGGGTGTTTCTGGTTAGTTCGATTTGATTGACGTTCATTTGTTTTTCCTTTCGAGTGTGTTGTGATACCCAATTTTAGCGTATGGCTAGGGAATGTCAAGCGTAATTTTCCCACATTCTTTCGATATAGCTTTTTTGTCCTTTGCGCCATGCTATCCGCATTCCGCCAAACCCAATGCGCCCGATACAGTATTGACCATTCGCATTGACCCACATTGTAATCCATTGCTTTCGGTTGTCCGCTACTTTGATTGTCTTTTCTTTGATGATCATTTGTTTTCCTTTCTATAAGTATTATCGGTTACACTAGTGACTAGTTTGGTCACTCGCTCGCATTCTTTCCAGAATTAATTGGGATTCTTTTTCATCTTCCAGATCCTCTAATGCGTCATCAATCTCCCATCGGTCAACGTTAACCAGAATCTCATGGTCACCAATGCGGATGGTAAGCCATGTGCGATCACCTACCATGTTGGCATCATGTTCGTCACTCGTCCAAACCGTTGCGTCGATCCTCTTCATGTCTCTCTCCTTTGAGTAATGTCCCTGTTTCTTATATCGTCATTTTAGCGTATCAACTTTAGAAGTCAATGCTAATTGCACAAAAAACTAGAAAGTTTTCAAAGTAGTTGTAAGTCGTTATGTGGTAAGTACTTACGTGCGGCGCGGCACACCCGGCGGCCCTAAGTCGTTGGTATATAAGTACTTATAAATACTTTGTTTATTTTGCTATATCTTTATAGAATTGTTGTTGATGCGCTTGACATATGGTCGATGATACATATAATAAGGGAGTTGTTTGGATGTTACCTTTCATTGGAGAGTTGAGATGAGCTGTGATCCTCTTGATCGTTTTGACCGCCAAACCGATTCCAACGAAGATTATGATTGGGACTGCATTGATGCGGGTGGTGGATATGTCGCGGACGATTGCGATGTGGATAGCGAAGCCGATTGGAACGATGAGCGCCAGCCCGATGAGGCGCAGGAGTGGCACGACTTCGACCCCGATTGCTAGGGTGGGGGAGTAGGGTTTAACCCGCAAGCCACGCCTAAGTCGCGTGCATGGTTCTGGGGCACCATTCAACAGCCCCCCTATTTTCTGTTCAGTCTGAAAATCCGCGACTGGCGAGGAAAATGCGGGGGTGGTTTAGACACAATCAACTCAAATTTCTCTGAATGTCTTACCCATTCTGTTCTGACTAGCTCCTATTTTAGCACAATTGTTGTGTATATTTCCTTTTTAGTGTATATTATAGTGTGTACACTTATCTACAAGGAGCCCCCATGAGTAACAAACGCACCAAATTGGCCGACACCGTGTTGAATACTAAAAGTACCGCCCAGCTAGACGAGGAGGTACAGCAGATATTAGATGCCAATATCCCCGATCCCCCCGGAGGACTGTCTTTTGCCGAGGAAACTAAAGAGGATGAAGATACCAAAGAACCTGAGTGAGCAACAGGTGCTCAACACGATTAATAAAATCGCCCGAAAACTCGCCCCTAAATATGTTTTTGCCTCATATGATGTTGATGATATACAGCAAGAAGCATTTTTAATGGGTATAGAGGCCCTTGACCGTTACGACACCAGTAAGCCCCTAGAGAATTTCCTTTACACGCACATTAATAACCGCCTGAAGAATTTCAAACGCGATAACTATTATAGATTTGACCACGGAAACGCCCAAAAGATACAGGACCGTAAGCGCAGCCTCCTTGAACCCATAGACATTCATAGCCTCTATTCAATTGCCACCCGAGATGAAACCGTTGATCAGGCCCATTTAGAGGAGATACTAGACTTGATAGATAGAAAACTCCCAGCGCACCTGAGAGGAGACTATCTTAAATTACGCTCAAACTCATCTCTGCCAAAAAGCCGTAAGGCCAATATTACTGAAGTTATTAAACGTATAATCGAAGGAGAATATGATGAAGAAGGGTAGATTCTCCGTTGATGAAATGTCGTTTATCGAGGCGCAAGCCGAGGTTCTTTCTCCTGATCAGATCGCAGAGAAACTAGATCGCGATCCTGCTTCAATTAGGGACTGGATTGAAAAGAATGTGGGCTTCTCGGCTTCTCAGAAAAAAGAGGCAGCTGTAGCTAATGAATTAAAGGCGAAACCTTATTATCGCGAATTATCCAACCAATTCTCGGCTGAAGAGTTGGAAATGTTTGAGTTTCATTTCAAAAAGATGTGGTCCCAATTTAAGGACGATGTGTTTCATACAGAAGAAATGCAGATAATTGATACTATCAAGTTGGAAATTCTTATGAATCGTATCCTCAAGAGCCAAATGGATAATCAGCAAGAGGTGCTAATGAACGAGAGATTGGTGCAAGATGAAAAAGCTAGAGACAAGGATCAGCGCGACATGGATCTAATCATCAATATGGAGCGCCAGATAGCGATTCTAAGAGCTTCACAGGAAACACTATCCAAAGACTATAAGGATCTTCAGGCCCGCAAGGCGACGATGCTCAAGGACCTCAAGGGCACCAGAGAGCAACGTATTAAAGCCATAGAAGATTCTAAGCTTACATTTGCGGCGCTTGTGAAAAAAATCGCAACAGATCCCTCTTACCGTAACCACATCGGGATCGAGATGGAAAAAATGCGACTCGCCACAGAAAAGGAAAAAGAACGGTTGTCAGAATATTCTAACTATGAGGACGGAATGGTAGATCAGCCATTTCTAACAGCGGACACAGTCAAGGAGTAATTATGAAAGCTATTATTTTTGGGATTACGGGACAAGATGGGAGTTATCTAGCCGAACTTCTTTTAGAACAGGGCTACGAAGTGTTGGGCGTTACCCGACGAGTCAGCGTAGATACGCTCGTCAGGATTAATCATATTCTGCCCCAAATACAAATCATCGAGGGTGATATTACGGACGCATTTAATGTGAGTAATATCGTCAATCAACATGAGCCCGACGAGATATACAATTTAGCTGCCCAGTCTCATGTGGGTACTTCTTTTAATCAACCCTCCCTAACGTGGGACGTTACAGCGGGCGGCTGTATGAATATACTGGAGGCAATTAGATATTCGGGTCGACTAAAAGATATTAAGTTTTATCAGGCGTCTTCTAGTGAGATGTTTGGTAGAAATTATAGTGTTAGTACGGAACTTCACGAAGCGCACCGATATCAAGATGAAGATACGCCATTTCAACCCCAGAGCCCCTACGCTATTGCAAAAGTGGCGGCCCATTATTTGGTAGATAATTATCGGGCCTCCTATGGGATGTTTTGCTGTAGTGGGATTTTGTTTAATCATGAATCTGAGCGGCGCGGGGAAAATTTTGTAACACGTAAGGTTACCAAGTGGTTGGGGAAATTTGTATCGTGGATGGAAGAACACCATGTGGGACCGAGCGACTTAGTAACAGTAGACGAGGACGAAGTATATATTGCGGGAAGGACCGATAGATCTCAAGGATTTCAATTTCCAAAACTTAGATTGGGGAATCTGGACGCTAAAAGGGACTGGGGACATGCAGAGGATTATGTGCGGGCCATGTGGTTGATGCTTCAACAAAAGAAGCCTGACGACTATGTTGTGGCCACAGGAGTTGCGTATGCGGTGCGTGATTTGTTAGTAGAAGCGTTTTGTGGTATTGGGGTGGATGATTATGAGGATTTCATAGTAATTGATCCTAAGTTTTATCGGCCAGCTGAAGTAGACTATCTTTTGGGTCTTTCTAGTAAAGCTAGAAAGAAACTGGCGTGGGAGCCTGAGGTGTCATTTAAATCTTTAGTGCAACGTATGGTGGAGAATGATATCCATGAAGCGAGACTACAACGATCCGGCGTACAAGGACTTCAGAATGCGGGTATTGAAGCGGGATAAATTTACCTGTCAAATGTGTGGAGCAAAAGGGAGGAAAGCAAGACTTAATGTTCATCATATTATGAAGTGGTCATCGGCGGCTTCTTTGAGGTATGATGTAGAAAATGGGATTGCTTTATGTTGGAACTGTCATAAAGAGATAACAGGCAAGGAAAGTCATTACATTACGTATTTTACAAGCTTAATTCAAAAAAGGGGTTAATCATGCCTGACTTTACACCAGAACCACATGATCATGTAGATCCAGTTGTACCCGACTTTGTTCCCATGCCAGATCCAGTTCCACCTCCTATGGAGCCAGATGTGGATGCTGTATTAGCGGCGCATGCTGCTGGTGAGCGTCGAGTATTTCATGGTTGGAATATTGCGGCTTTTAATAAATTGTATGGAGATCACGTTCATTTGCGTGGTCACATAGAATACGACATTGATTTACATACGGTAACATTGAGGTAACATGTCACCAAATTATACAGTTATTAAAGATACCCGTGAACAAAACGGGTGGAGTTTTTCTCAGTATGATAAGTGTGCTGGCATGGAGATCGGCACCTTACATACTGGGGATTATACTCTAAAAGGTTTTGAAGATGTAATATGCATTGAGCGTAAGGCATGTACTTCAGAAATAGCTATGAATTTAGGTAGGAAGAAAAAGCCATTTCAAGCCGAGATGGAAAGAATGCGGGATTACGAGTTTTCATTTATTATTTGTGAGTTTACTATGAGTGATCTCTTGAAATATCCCGAGGGGTCTAGGGTACCAACGCGCGCACGATCTAAAGTGAGGGTCACGGGAAAATATTTACTTAAATGTCTGATTGAATTTCAATTGTGGTACGATACAAAAATACTATTTTGCGGCGACAAGAATAATGCCTTTATTGTTTGTAATAGTGTCTTTAAGCGTTTAAATGAATTGTTTCATAGTGGAGACAATAATGGCCAGAAAGAAGCTTCCAACTAAGGTGTACGTACTAGGACATGAATACATAGTCGAGGAAATGTCAGAAAAATTATTTAAGGAACGTGAGGCGTATGGAGACTGCTGTAATGACCAAAAGAAAATTAGAATATATTGTGGTGTAGCTCCATCTGTTATTCGAGATACATTACTGCATGAAATATTACACGCCATGTGGCATTTAACACATATACAAAGTCATGATGATGAGGAGAAGGTGGTGTCTAGGGTTTCGACGGGGCTTATAGGATTTCTAGATGATCCCAGAAACGAAAAGATAATAACTCTTATAATGAATACTTAAATGATAGATGATCAACAAAAATTAGAAGATGCATGGTTAGGTCTTGATGTAGACAATAGTGAGCTATTTAATCCTATGGATTTTGTGGTTAGTGGCGCAGATAAAGATAAACTACTGGAGCGCATAGCGTGGTTAATGATGCGCCCGGAGTATTTTTCTTTTGCTTGTAAATATATATTAAATATTGAGCTGTCTCCTTTTCAGTCTCTCATTCTATATGAAATATGGAATCGTAAATTTCCCATGTTGATTGGCAGTCGTGGTATGGGAAAGTCTTTTCTATTATCTGTATATCCATTATTGCGTGCGCTATTTATGCCGCGACGTAAAATTATTGTAGTTGGTGCGGCCTTTCGTCAATCTAAAGTGCTGTTTGAGTATATGGACACCATTTGGAAAAATGCGCCCGTCCTAAGAGATTTATGTGACAACAATAGCGGGCCTCGGCGTGATGTTGATCGTTGTGTGATGCATGTCAACCAAAGTACTGTTACCTGTTTACCATTGGGTGATGGTTCTAAAATTAGAGGTCAGCGCGCCAACGATATTATCGCTGATGAATTTGCATCTATACCCCGAGACATTTTTGAAAATGTTGTTGCTGGTTTTGCTGCTGTGGCCGCATCCCCTATTGAGAAAGTAAAGGCGCGAGCTAAAAGTAGGCGTGCTAAAGAATTAGGGGTGACGCTAGAAACCGAGACTGAAGACAGCATGATGCAAAAATCTAACCAGATCATATTATCTGGTACAGCGTATTATGATTTTAATCATTTTGCTGAATATTGGAAAAGGTATTGTTCTATTGTGAAAAGTCAAGGAGACCCCCACAAACTTCAAGAGTTATTTGGTGAGGAGGTTCCTCCAGAATTTGATTGGCGTGAATATTCTGTTATTCGTATGGCTGTTGATAAACTGCCAGATGGTTTTATGGATGAAGGTCAAGTGGCAAGAGCAAAAGCTACCATCCATTCAGGCATTTATAATATGGAATATGGGGCTTGTTTTACTACAGATAGTCAAGGCTTCTTTAAGCGTAGTTTGTTAGAAGCATGTACAACTGCTCCTCATGAGCCAATTGTATTACCCTCTGGAGATATTTCTTTCGAGGCGCAGCTAAAGGGATCATCGGATAAAAGATATATATTTGGTGTTGATCCCGCTTCTGAAGTTGACAATTTTAGTATTGTAGTTTTAGAGGTGCATCCTGACCATAGGCGTATCGTGCATTGCTGGACAACGACACGTCAACAACATAAAGAAAAACTTAGATCGAGAATTGTTGATGAAGATGATTTTTATTCTTATTGTGCAAAAAAGATTAGAAGCCTTATGAAAGTGTTTCCATGTTTAGAAATTGCATTGGATGCGCAGGGTGGTGGTATTGCTGTAATGGAGGCGCTTCATGATAAAGATAAGATACCCGAAGGAGAAGCCCCCATTTGGCCTGTAATCGAAGAAAAGGAAAAAGACACAGATGATTATGCCGGACTTCATATCTTACGCTTGTGTCAATTTGCGCGCGCTGATTGGCTTGCTGAGTCTAATCATGGAATGAGAAAGGACTTTGAAGATAAAATACTCTTGTTTCCATTTTTTGATAGTGCTAGTATTGGGCTATCTTTAGAAGAAGATAAAGCGGCCGGCAGAAAATACGATACGCTTGAAGACTGTGTGATGGAAATTGAAGAACTAAAAGACGAACTATCTATGATCGTAATGACACAAACTACTATGGGGCGTGAGCGGTGGGACACACCTGAAATTAAAGTGGCGGCCGGCAAAAAGAGTAGGCTTCGTAAAGATCGTTATTCATCACTGCTTATGGCTAATATGTCAGCAAGATGTATGTCATTTGAAAAAGATGTTGTTGAATATGGTGCCATAGGGGGTTTTGCCAAAACGGACCCGTCTATAAAGTTTCAGAATGAGAAATTATACCATGGTCCTGCGTGGTTTGCAGAAAAAGTGCAAGACATTTATTAATTGTGTATAATGTAATTGACGATCTTATTCTTAATATTATTGACGGAGATCAATATAAATGTCCAACTCATCACTGTACCGAACATGGGATAGCGACTCACAACGGCAAGAAGCATATTCTCAAACTTCTGACACGATTGATGCTTATGATGGCATCCAAAAGGCTGTAGCTTACGGGCGACGAACAAGCTATATTGACGTTGAGCCCAATAGATCTGTAAGAACGAGCTTTCTTCGTCAAGATTATGATAACTTTCGTCCGGGTGAATCGGTTTCTAATCAACAGAAGCGTATTATCAAGATGTGTATGCAGGCGTATGATAAAGTGGGAATCATACGTAATGTAATTGATTTGATGGGGGATTTTGCTTCTCAGGGATTAGTGCTGGTGCATCCAAATAAAACCATAGAAAAGTTTTACCGTAAGTGGTTTCAGCAAATTGGTGGTGTCGATAGATCTGAAAGATTTTTAAATTACCTTTATAGATGTGGTAATGTAGTCGTTAAAAGAAAGACAGCTAAACTTAATGCGGCACGGGAGCGTGAATTACGAAAATCCGTAGCGGCAGATTTAGAGATCGTAGATCTCAAGGTTAAAAAGCGTGAAATTCCGTGGTCGTATGATTTTCTAAACCCTCTAGCTGTGGATGTTAAAGATTATGGTACACAGTTAGTAGGTAAACCTGAGTATGTGTTAAATCTATCTAAATATACTTATGAATCATTAGTTAAAAGCTCGAACCTTAGTAAGGTTATTTTTAAAACGCTTCCAAATGATTTACAGCGTAGGCTTGATAATGGTGATCGCACTATTCCTCTAGACCCAGAAGAAGTTGGGTTTTATCATTATAAAAAGGATGATTGGCTATTATGGGCTAACCCCATGATTTATGCGATTCTTGATGACATTATTATGCTTGAGAAGATGAAGCTTGCTGATCTTGCTGCGCTCGATGGCGCAATCTCTAACGTTCGATTATGGACGGTTGGCGATCTAGATCATAAGATTATTCCCACTAAAGCCGCTATTAATAAGCTTAGAGATATTCTAGCTAGTAATGTTGGTGGTGGTACAATGGACTTGGTGTGGGGGCCTGAGTTAAAGTTTACAGAAAGTCAGTCTCAGGTATATAGATTTTTGGGGGCCGAAAAATATCAACCAGTGCTTACTAGTATTTATGCTGGTCTTGGTATTCCTCCCACCCTCACTGGAGCTAATACTAGTGGGGGGTATACTAATAATTTTGTATCGCTTAAAACGCTGATTGAGCGATTAGAGTATGGACGAGAGATTTTGACTAATTTCTGGCGTCATGAGATTAAGATTGTGCAAAAGGCTATGGGTTTTAGATTTCCAGCCGAGATTCACTTTGATTCAATTGTACTATCTGATGAAGCGGCTCAAAAGCAGTTACTGATTAATTTGGCAGATAGGGACATTATTTCGCAGGAGACACTTTTGGAAAGATTTAGAGAATTACCCGGAATCGAACGGATTCGTGTTCGACGTGAAGAGCGTGAACGGACCAATGATGTCAATGCCCCCAAAAAGGCAGGACCATACCATAATCCTCAACATAAAGAGGATATGGCAAAAATTGGTATTACTAAAGACGTTTTAGACACTGAGGAGTACTTTGATAAACTGGGGTTACCTTCAGCAGATATGAGTGTAGCTCCAGTAGAACCAGCGTCCCCCTCACAGAGTAAGAAGCCAGAACAAGAAGCTGGACGACCTAAGTTGGCTCGCGATACACAGAAACGTAAACAAAAACGAGTGCTACCTAGAAGTGGAGACGCTACTAGTGCAACCTTATGGGCTATGGAGGCACAGTCTAAAATTTCTGATATTGTATCTCCTATTGCCTTATCACACTTCGGTAAGAAAGATGTGCGTAGTTTAAACAAAGCGCAAATCGATCAATTGGAACATTTAAAGCTTTGCATTTTAACTGGCATGCAACCCTATATGGATATAACTCCAGATAGCGTTAAGCAGTTATTGGATCAGCGTACTAAGCCTGCTGAAGGTTTCAATACTTTAACAGATAGTAAAATTGATGCTTTTACTATAGCGAATAATCGCAATCCAAACACCTCCGAACTACGATACATATACGCATCCGCTTTTGCTGAATTGTCTGAATTTGGGCAATAAATACCGTGGATTTAATTTTTTGTGTATTATGATTCTGGAGGTACCCCATGAAAATATATAAACAAGAAATAGACGATGGTCTACAAGAAGCTTTAGCTAGTAACAATACTTTAGCTTGGTGTTCCGTGGCGGAAACTTATCAACCATCTGCCACATTTAAATCGTCCGCTCTTGATAAATTGATTGCCGAAAATCAAGATCAAATGGATCTTTATTATTTAAAGTCTATCTTGGTTAGTACGGGTTGGAATAAAAATGATGACGTGTTTGATCCCAAAGAAACGTGGGCTGCTAAAGATACACCTGAGGATAAGCCGTTTAATTTCATGCATAATGAAAAAGACATTATTGGTCACATTACTGGTAATGTTGCGGTTGATTTTGATGGGGTAGAGCTTAATCCAAATGGTGAATTTCCTAAGCAGTTTAATATTTTGACGACTTCTGTAATCTATACAGAGTGGAGTGATGCGGAACAACGAGACCGCATGAATAAAATTATAGCGGAAATCGAAGATGGCAAATGGTTTGTTTCTATGGAATGCTTATTTCCTAACTTTGATTATGCTTTGTTGGATGAGAATGGACAAACTAATGTTATTCCTCGCAACGAAGCTTCCGCATTTTTAACAAAACACTTAAGATCGTATGGCGGGAATGGAACATATGACAACTACAGAGTTGGCAGACTGTTACGAAACTTATCGTTCTCTGGTAAAGGCTTGGTTTCACAACCTGCTAATCCTCGTAGTGTAATACTGGATAGCAACAAGACGTTTGATGAGTCTGAAGCAAAAACTATAACTATATCTTCGTTAAAGGAGAGTAAAATGTCCGATAGTGATAAACAAATTACGGATTTGCGAGCAGAATTAGCGGAAGCTAAAGCTGCAAACAAAGAGCTGCAAGAGCAGTTGACTGCTGGGCAGCAAGAAGAGCTTCAAGGAAAGATCGCTGAACTGGAAACTACTTTGGCCGCTAAGCAAGATGAAGTAGATCAGCTCATTGAGAGCGTGGCATCTCTTAGTAGCGAAAAAGCTACCAGCGCAGAAAGCGTGAAAGAATTGGAAGAAAAATTGTCAGCATTGGCAGATGATCTTTCTTCTAAGGAAGAAGCGTTGGCCGCTATGCGGCAAAAAGAGATTGCAGCACAACGAAAACTGCAACTCGAAGAAATCGGTTTTGAAGGTGAAGAAGCTGTTGCAACATTGGAACAGTTTTCTGAGCTTGATGACGCTACATTTGAGCAAATTATTGCTGTAATGAAAAAGCGTTATTCACAACAAGCCGAAGAAAAAGATGAACCGACGACGGAAGTTGCTGCTGTGGCTGAGGTCGACGAAGAAGTTGACACTGCTGAAGCAAGTGAGGAAGTGTTGGAAGATGCACAAGAATCTACAGAAGTTACAATCGCAGAAGCTGTTGGCACAGATGATCCTCAGGATGATTTGCGTGCAGTAGCTAGTGAGTGGCTTGGTTCAGTTCTTCAATCGGTTCCAGTTCAAGAAGACGAATAATCTAGTTTTATAATAAAAGGAGAGATATAATGGCTCTTAAATCTGATCGCAGTACGTTACAAACTGACATTTCATTCTTTATGAATGAAGCGGCTACGAGGGGTGGTGTTGCAGTTATTAGCACTGGTGGTTCTGGTGCTTCGATGGACGATGGTACGGCTCTTGTGACTTATGCAGCGCTTCCGTCTGGGAAGGTTCCTGTTGGGCTTTTGGTGAATGATATGGTCAATATTGACCTCACTCGTCAACACTTGAACCAACACAAAGATGAAGTCCAAAAGGGTGGCAAGGTTACACTTCTTTCTAAGGGTTGGGTCGTTACCAGCAACTTGGAAGGCACTGATCCCAACGCGGGCGATGTGGCCTACTTGGCGCACAGCGGAAACCTTTCGTCATCGAACATTGGTGGAATGGACGATTCAAATGGCGCAAGCCTTGTTGTCGGACGATTCCTATCAGACGTTGATGAAGATGGTTACGCTAAGGTGTTTATCGATCTTCCCAATACCAACATCGCTCAATAACAACTGAAAAAAAAGGAGAAGTGAATATGAGTACTCAACAACGTCCCTCACCCGAATTTATCGAATTACTTCGACAGTCGGGTAGCTCTGATAAGGCGGTCGCAATCGCCGCTCAGCGTGAGATTGCTAAAGCTCTTGAGACCCCCCTCCGTAAGGGTGTCTTGTTTGGCGATATCGTAACATCTATTTACGGCGCTATGCCCCTCGAACCCGGTGCCACACCTGAATTTCCATTGGATCTTCTGGCTCCCGGTACTGAGATTGACCACGTTGCCTATACGAATCCCGGTAATGGAAGAATTCCAGAACGGCACGTCGAAGGCGACTACGTTATGATTAACACTTACGGCATTACTAGCTCGATTGATTTCTTGCTCAAGTATGCTCGTGAAGCTAATTGGAACGTTGTGGCTCGCGCCATGCAAGTGCTTGAATCCTCGTTCGTTAAGAAGATTAACGACGATGGTTGGCACACACTTTTGGCCGCCGCAGTTGATCGTAATATCTTGGTTTACGATGCTGATGCTGCTGCTGGTCAATTTACTAAGCGCTTGGTTAGCTTGATGAAGACAGTCATGCGCCGTAATGGTGGCGGTAATAGTAATACTGCTCCGGGTCGCTTGAGTGATCTTTACTGCTCGCCTGAAGCGATTGAAGACATCCGTAACTGGGGTGTTGATCAGTTGGACGAAGTTTCTCGACGAGAAATTTATGTTGCATCTGACAATGGTCCCGCTCTCACGCGCATCTTTGGCGTGAATTTGCATGATGTCTTTGAATTTGGTGACAAGCAAGAATACCAACAGTACTTCATTAGTGATCTTGGTGGTTCTCTTGCTAGTAGCGACGTTGAACTCGTGATCGGGTTGGATCAGGGTGCTAATGATAGCTTCGTGATGCCCGTCAAGAAAAACGTTGAGATCTTTGAAGACGAAGGTCTCCATCGTCACCAGCGACAGGGTTATTACGGTTGGGCCGAATTGGGCTTTGGTGTTCTCGATAACCGACGTGTTCTCGCGGGCTCCTTCTAAACAAACCTTTGTCGTTACATTAAGGAAGCTGTCCCTTTTTTTGGGGCAGCTTTTTTATTATATACGCTTTTTTGTGTATGTATTAGCGGAGGGTATATTATGTCTTTTGGTAGTGCTCCATTCGCCGCAGCGCCTTTTGCAGATGATGATACTGCTAGAACTGAACCCTTTGGGGGCGGGGCTCCTATTTTATATTTTAATAAAACATTTTTAACATTTCCTCTTAATATAAATAAGGCGGCAGATTTTGAGCTAAATATGAATCAGTTACAACAATTTAGTTTAAACATTAATACGTTAATAGAAAATAGTTTAAGGAGATAGTATTATGGCGCAATTCTGTATTGATATCGCTGATGAAGATGTAGAACGAGTAATTAACGCTTTGTGTTCGACTTATGGTCGTTCAGAGATGGTAGAGAATCCTGACTTTGATCCCAGTGAAGAGGAAGGTCCCGACAACCCCAGAGAAATACCAAATCCTGAAACTCCTAATGAGTTTGCAAATCGTATGGTTCGTAAATTTATTAAAGAGGTTACGGTAGCACATGCAATTAAAAAAGAAAAAGAGCATCTTCCTTCACCAACTCCACCCAATATTAGTCCTGCCGCATAACTGATTTGCGATATATACTATAGCTATAAATCCTAATATGTGGGAGTGATCATGGCTCTTAAAGTAGCTGATAGGGTAAGGGAAAATACTTCTAGTACAGGTACTGGGGGTATTTCTTTTACAGGAAGTCCGGTTGGATTTCAAACATTTAGTTCTGTATTAAGCTCAGGTGATATTACCTACTATACCATTGAGGAAAATGACAAATGGGAAGTTGGTATTGGTACCTATGGCTCTAGTAATCTAGAGCGTGATTATATATTAGGTAGCTCTAATAGTGGCAATAAGATCAGCTTAGGTGGTAGTGGTACGGTATTTATTACTTATCCTGCTGAAAAAAGTGTTTATCGAAATCAGGAAAGTCAAGCTATTGTTGGCGCGTCTGGTTTAGTTTTTGATAATGGGACAATTATCAAAGATGCCAAAATTACAGAACTGTATGATGTGAATGTTAGTGGAACTCCCGCTTCTACTCATTTACTTTCATTTGATGTTACTAATAAGAGTCTATTGGTGGGTGATAGTACTGGCCCATCTAATAATGGTAATATTTTAATAGGTCATGGTGCTGGTAGCGGTGTCACGAGCGCAAATCAAAGTGTCATCATTGGTACTGAGGCGGCAGTTAAAAATCAGACCGGTTCTCAAAATGTTCATATTGGATATCAGTCGGGTCCGGTTGCAGCTGGTTCATCTTCTGTGGTTTATCACGCTGTTTCGGTTGGCTATCAAGCTGGCCATAAAATGCGCCATTGTTCTACAGCTATAGGACATCAAGCAGGTATTGATGCTTATGAAATTGGTTTTGTGGCTATGGGGTATCAGGCGGCTTCTGGTATTGGTAGTTATTCTGTTGCGGTAGGTATGGAAGCGGGTAATTCATATAATGATAACTATGCTACAATTATTGGTTATCAGGCGGGATACAATGGTGGTGGTGTAGATTCAACATGGGTTGGTAGGGGTGCTGGTCATTCTTCTACTGGTGCTGCCAGATCTATTGGTATTGGTAAAGAGGCGGGAAAAAGCTCTACAGCTAATGACAGTATTTATATTGGTAAATCTGCTGGGCAAAGTAATACTGGTAATGATTTATTATTTATTGGAAATGCTTCTCCATCATCTATGGGTACCTTGATTAAAGGTGACATGGATAGTAAAAGAGTGGCTATTGGTAATGCTGATATTACTCTTTCTGATACGTTTCATGTGGGTATTAATACCGCTACTGATAAGGGTGTTGTTGTCAAATCGGCAGCAGCTCAAAGTGCTGATCTTACTCAATGGGTGAACGCTTCTGATGGTATTTTAGCAAGTGTAAGTAATTCTGGTATTGTTTCTGCTAATGGTTTGGTTGCTAGTGGCGCGGGACTACAGGTTACCGATAGTACTCCTACCGTTACCTCTAATACATTATATAGCGTTGGTGGTGGGTTATACTGGAATGGTTCGCCTTTAGCTGGTGGTGGTGGTACAGTTACTCCCGCGCAGCTAAACTATGTTTCAGGTATTGCGGTATATGCTTCTGGTGAGGTTGGTAGTGGTGATGTAACTACTGATCAGTTAAATTATGTTTCAGGTATTGCTGTATATTCTTCTGGACAGGCTACGTCATTAAATGTGGCATCAGGTGTTGCGAATTATGCGTCAGGTGTTGTGACTGGTGGCACTCCCACTTTTGGTAATATGTATGTGGATCAATATATTTATCATAATGGAGATAACGATACTTACATCAGACTTCGGGGCGACCAATTCGACTTTGTGGCTGGTAACTTAACATTCCTCACATTAGATGAATCTGCTGGCTCTAGCCCGGACACTGTTACAGTTAATGAGAATGCGGCAGATATTGATTTTGTAGTAAAGGGGGATAATGATGAAACCCTTATAAGAACAGATGCCGCAAATGATAAAGTGGGTATTGGCACAGGTTCCCCTGCTTATAAGTTAGATGTTGTTGGTCATGATGCGTGGGTACAGTCTAGTGGTATTCATGTGGGAGCGTCCGGTATTGTTGTTGGCGCTGGTGGTGACATAAACTTAGATCAAGACCAAAGAATATACTTTGAGGTAGACAAGGGAACTTGGATTGAAACAGATGCTGAAGATAGATTAAGATTCGTTGTTGGTGGTAATCAGATGTTACTGCTTGACGAAGATGATGATAGAGTAAATATCGGATTTGGAAATAAATTAGGAGTGGGGTTAGGAAATAATACATCGCCAGCTTATGATCTGGATGTTCAGGGAATGGCACAGATTAGCGGTGTTATTGTTGGTAATTCTGGTATTGTTCTTGCAAGTAATACTCCCTCCGTAACCACAAACACCTTATACAATGATGGTGGAACGCTTAAATTCAACGGATCTACTATCGGTGATGTAACGACTGCTCAGATGGTTTATGTTTCTGGGCGTGCTGTTTATGCGTCGGGCCAAGCGATTGAAAACGAGACAGCAATCGCAACCAACACTTCTAATATTAGTACTAACACGTCGAACATCTCTACTAACACGTCGAATGTTTCGACCAACACATCGAACATTTCCACTAATACGACTAATATAACATCTGCGACCAATATAGCGAATTATGCCTCTGGTCAAGCCATTGAAAATAAAGATGATATAGTTGCAGTTTCTGGTATTGCTGCTTATGCTTCTGGTCATGCGCACGATGATCTATATGTTTCTGGTGTTGCTGCATACGCCTCTGGTAATACATCTAATATTGCTTTTGGTTCAAATGCCGAGGGCGATATTCTTTATCATAATGGTACATCATTTACAAGACTTCCTAAGGGTACAGATAGTCATGTACTTACTATGGATGGTAATGTTCCTGCGTGGGAAGCTGCTACTGGAGGGGGTGGCGATGTAACAACTGCGCAGCTAGTTTATGTTTCTGGTATTGCTGTATATGGGTCAGGACAGGCTGAATCTCTTAACTATGCTTCAGGTGTTGCGGCTTATGCTTCTGGTAATTCTCTGACTAATGCTGCTAATATTGCAACTAATGCTGCTGATATTGTTACGGCTTCTGGGGCTTTACGAACATCTATTAACACTAACGCTAGTAATATTTCGACTAATACTACTAATATCACGGCAGCTACTAGTACAGCTAATTATGCCTCGGGCCAAGCTTTATCGCTAACTTATGCTTCTGGACTAACGGCTACTAACGCATCAAACATTTCGACCAACACGTCGAATATTTCAACTAACACAACCAACATAACAGCGGTCACGAATACGGCCAATTATGCTTCGGGTGAAGCTTTGTCATTAACATATGCGTCTGGATTGACCGCTACCAACGCATCCAATATTACTACCAATGCTAGTGATATAGTTGCTGTATCAGGCATTGCGCATTATGCATCTGGTCACGCTCATGATGACTTATATGTATCTGGCGTGGCGGCGTATGCATCTGGTCAAGTTAATGTTACTACTGATGGCACCGCAGAAGCGTCGAAGGCTCTAATACTAGACGCCAATAAATCATTTAGTGGTGTTAAGAACGGTAGACTTAATCAGTTCGATTCTTGGTTATATTCTAGTGGTGTTAATGTTGGAAATTCTGGTGTTGTTCTTTCTAGCAGTACTCCTTCTGATACTGACAATACGCTTTATAATGTGGCGGGTACTTTATACTTTAATGGGACTCAGTTGGCTAGTGCTGGTGGGGCGAGTCCGACCGCTCAGTATGCTTCTGGAGAAGCTCTGTCGCTTACTTATGCTTCTGGCCTAACCGCCACCAACGCATCAAATATTACCACTAATGCTAGTGATATTGTTGCTGTTTCTGGTATTGCTAATTATGCTTCCGGTCAGGCGCTATCGTTGACGTATGCCTCTGGCTTAACTGCCACTAATGCCTCTAATATTTCAACCAATACTACAAATATAACAGCGGCTACTAATACCGCCAATTACGCTTCGGGTCAAGCGCTGTCGTTGACATATGCTTCCGGGTTAACCGCCACTAACGCTTCTAACATTTCTACCAATACTACTAACATAACTGCCGCCACCAATACCGCTAATTATGCTTCAGGCGAAGCGTTGTCACTTAATTCCGCATCTGGCGTGGCGGCTTATGCCTCTGGCAACACATCTAATATTACTTTTGGATCAAATGCCGAAGGTGACATACTTTACCATGATGGCAGTACTTTTACGAGACTGGCTAAGGGTACAGATAATCATGTTCTGACTATGAATGGTAATGTGCCCAATTGGGAAGCTGCTACTAGTAGTACTACCAATGCCTCTGGCGCGATTTATCAGGTTCAGTATAACGCGGACGGGGCGAATTTTGGCGCTGATCCCGGTTTCTGGCGTACTACGGATGGTCAAGGTGGGGTTCATAAGAATAGTCATATCCTTGCGGTTAGTGGTACGATTATAGCGAGTAGTGGTGACGCCGCCTACATCAGCCCGGTAAGTATTGGTTCTGGCACTTATGTGACGGGTGATAATGCCATTGCTATCGGCGCTGGCACGTATGGCGGTGGATCTAAAACTCGTGCCGCTGCTCGTGGCGTTGCTATAGGTGTAAATTCCATAGTTTCCGATACTAATGGTATAGCAATAGGCCAGACTAATACGGCGAGTGATCAATATGCGATAGCTATAGGGACAGAAGCCAATGCGACCGCGCATGAATCTATTGCAATTGGTAAAGGTGTTAATTCAGCGGCGTTTGCTGGTGTTGCGATAGGCGGCCAGTCAAGAACAAGAACCAGCGAGGGTATAGCTATTGGCTATAAGGCCGACGCTATAGGGGCACGTAGTATTGCTATTGGTGAAGAGGCTGGATTTAATGATACCACTACGGGTCATGGTGGCCACTCGGTTGCTATTGGTTTTAAGACCGTCGCTCGTGAATTTGCAATTGCCCTTGGACACCAAGCTGTTGCTCCCGATGGTCACTTTGTTGTAGCTTCTGGTTCTGCACAAACAGACGTGTTGCTGTCGGGTGTTATGAAAACGCATCTCACGATGCCAAATGGACAGCAGTTTAGGCAGATGGCAACGGCGGCGCAGACAACTGACCTCATGCAGTGGCAAAACTCAGCTGGCACAAATGTAGCCGCTATGACGCCGTCAGGTGTCTTGAATGTCTACGACATTCGCACAAGCGGTACCTCTGTGACAATCGGAAACAATGCGGAAACAGGAAGCTTAGATGTTGCCATAGGTGTGAATGCAGAAGCCGCTGGCGCGTCGTTTGGCGCAGTTGCTATAGGCAATACAGCAAAATCAAACGACCAACGCACTGTAGCGATAGGTAACAACTCAGAAGCTACGTCATCTCAAGCAACGGCGGTGGGATCTCAAGCGGAAGCTGAGGGTTATGGAGCTGTGGCTATTGGATATGGATCTGATGCTAAATATTCGACGGCTACGGCTATGGGTAATGAAGCTAAAGCTAATGCTGATCAAGCAACTGCTATTGGTGGTGGTGCAGTTGCGGATGGTTGGAGTGCGACTGCTCTTGGTGGTTATACAGATGCTATTGGAGAGCGATCAGTTGCGATTGGCTGGAGAGCGCAGGCTCATGGTACGAGCTGGGTAATTGCTTCGGGTGACACTTCGGCTGAAGTCGGTATTTCGGGTGTGTTCGGCTCTTACACTGCGATTCCGAACGATCAGAAACTCGCCGTTGGCGGCAACGTTCCGACTTACACGGTTGACGCATTGGGTCACGGCGCAATGGTTCGAGCTACGGGTGTTATCGTAGGTAACTCTGGCGTCGTCTTGTCAGACAACGTTCCTGCGGTAACCGATTATACGCTTTACCGAGATGGTTCTGACTTGAAGTGGAACGGGTCAGCGATTGGCGGCAGCTCTCTCACTGCGGGTTCTGGTATTGCTATAGTGGATAATAAAGTTCACTTTGAGAGTAAGAGTTCCGGTGGCAAAGTGCTGTCGAGCATTAAGGGAGATAATGATAACCACGTTACTCTCATGGTTAGCGGTACGATTGTGACTAATCCCGCCGACGCTGCTCGTCCGGGTATGGTTGTTATTGGATCTGGAGCTATTGGTGGATATGACAATAATGTTGTTATTGGTAAGGGTGCATCCGCAGGTCAGCCTAACAATGTTGTTATTGGTAAGGACTCTCAAAGTAAGTACTACTGGGGAACAAATTCTGTTTCTATAGGTATTGGGTGTACATCTTATCAAAACGGTGTGGCTATGGGATATCTGGCCACAAACTTCGAGACGGAAGCTATAGCTATAGGGGTGCAAGCACGCGCTGGTAGTAACAGTATTGCAATTGGCAAGCAGGTTGGTTGGAACAATACCAACGGGGTTAGGAGGAGCGTAGCTATTGGCCATAGGGCGCAGCATCTTTCTACTAATATAGAGGACGTTACAGCGATAGGTTATTATGCTGAAGTAACGGGACATCGTGGAACCGCTCTTGGTTCTTCGTCAGAAGCAGGTGAACATGCTGTGGCTCTAGGGAATTACGCTCATGCTCCCGATGGCGGGTTTGTTGTGGCTTCTGGTTCTGCGTTAACTGACGTGTTACTGTCAGGTGTTATGAAGACGCACCTTACGATGCCCAACGGTCAACAGTTTAGACAGATGGCTACTGCCGCCCAGACAACTGATCTTATGCAGTGGCAGAATTCGGCAGGAACAAACGTCGCCTCGATGACGCCCTCGGGTATCCTCAACGCTTATGAAATTCGCACAAGTGGTCACAGCGTTTGCTTAGGCCCGAATGCTCAAGTTGTTTATGGTGGTGTTGGCGGTGGAAATATAGCCCTATTGGGAATAGCACAGGGACAAGGTGATGTGGCTATCGGAGGTGGTGCGACTACCGCAGGTGGTGGCGGTGGATATTGTGTTGCAGTAGGCACTAGTACTAGCACTAATGGCATGTCGAGTACAGTTGTGGGGCGGGGCGCAAACGGCGGCAACGATCAGGCGACTGCATTTGGCGCCAGTGCAAGTGCTGGTGGTTTTGCTGCTATTGCCGTAGGAAAAAGTGCTAATGCAAGTGCTAGTACCACTATTGCTCTTGGTAAAGATAGCTCCGCTGCCGGAATAAATGCTACCGCCCTTGGTGCTTACACAGATGCTCTTGGAGAGAGGTCCGTGGCGATTGGTTATGAAGCACAGGCTCATGGTACGAGTTGGGTAATTGCATCGGGTGACACTTCGGCTGAAGTTGGTATCTCGGGCGTGTTTGGCTCTTACACCGCCATCCCGAATGACCAGAAATTAGCCGTTGGTGGCAACGTTCCGACTTACACGGTTGACGCATTGGGTCACGGCGCAATGGTCCGGGCAACGGGTGTTATCGTAGGTAACTCTGGCATCGTCCTTGCGAGTAATGCACCTACTGTCACAACAAACACGTTGTACAATGACGGCGGAACGCTGAGTTTCAATGGTTCTGCTGTGGGTGGTGGTTCGGCGGCTGGTGCAATTCATCAGATTCAGTATAACTCTGACGGAACTAATTTTGGAGCAGATGCCCAATTCTTGTTTGCCAAAAATAACGCCGCGTTTACGAATGACCGCGTACTTGTAGTGAGCGGTACAATTATCGCCAACAGTGGTGACGCTAATTATCTAGGCCCCGTTAGTATTGGCTCTGGTGCTTATGTTAGTGCTGATGACGCAATAGCTATCGGAACATCTGCTAATGTAACTTCGGATCTCGGTATTGCTATAGGATCAGGCGCGCGGGTTCAGTCGAATGGTGGTGTAGCCATAGGCCCAAAAGCTACTGCGAGCCATGGTCTTGTAGCTATAGGTGCAAACACTCAGGGCACCTATGGAGTAGTTATAGGCAACAACACCGGTGGTGGATACGAGTCCGTTGCTATTGGTAATAATGCAGACGCTCACGATAGTACTGTAAATATTGGCGGCACTCCCGCTGATCGAAGAGCCGTCATGATAGGTATCAATCAGTACGCAGTGAGCGCTTGGTCTGACACGGTGGGAATAGGCCAGAAGGTAAACTACGTCGCTACAAACACCACAGCAAGCATGACTACTATAGTAGGGACTCAAGGGGCGTACATAGCAGGATATGATTCTACTCAGGCGTGTCTGTATGGTGCCAGAACTGCTGCACAATATGGTAGTGTTGCAATTGGTTATCAAGCAAATGCTGCTGGTAAATTTGCTGTAGGGTTGGGTTATGGGGTAGTTGCTCCCGAAAAGCATTTTGTGGTAGCTTCTGGTTCTGCTCAGACTAGTGTTATGTTGTCGGGCGTGTTTGGATCTCATCTCTCATTACCAAATGGCCAACAGTTCCGCCAGATAGCGTCTGCTGCCCAGACAACTGATTTGATGCAGTGGCAAAACTCGGCTGGAACAAACGTAGCCGCTATGACACCGTCAGGCGTCCTCAATGTCTACGATATCCGCACGAGTGGTGTCAATGTTTGTATTGGTAATAATGCGGTGGTGGGTACTAATCATCCATATGCCTATGATATTGCTATAGGTTCTAGCGCTTATGCTGTGGGTGGAGATTTCGATGCTATTGCTATTGGCACGAGTTCTACTGCGAATGGAAGACGCACCATAGCTATAGGTACAAGTTCTTATACCAATACCAATCAGGCGATGGCTATTGGCCACAACTCCCGTGCCGAGGGGTATAATTCTCTGGCATTGGGATATAGTGCTAAGGCTTATGATGGTCAGTCCATAGCTATAGGCAACTCGGCTGTAGTGGGAGATGGTACTACTGCGGATTTCGGAATGGCTATTGGTCAATCAGCAACATCAGACGCTTTTGGTGCTATTGCTTTGGGGGGCTATGCCGATGTTTCTGGAGAACGATCTGTAGCGATTGGCTTCA